GCGGAAGCCAAACACAAGCCCGAGTGGACAGTGGAACAACATACTAACGGACACCATAACGCATTCTACATAGTACAAGGTTACGGCCGGCCACGTGAAGTATGGAAGGATGCTCAAGGTCGTTCAGACTTTCGGAATCGTGCAGCAGCAGAAGCCAAGGCTGCGGAATTGAATCAGCCGGGTGTGGCGGGCGAATTTAAGGGAGAACTAGATTCTAAAGACAGATTCACAAAAGACACAGTTCAAAAAATGTTTGGTAAATTATCACCTGACGCAAAAGGTGTAGCGGAAAACATCAACTACTGGCACAAGCTACAAGCCGAGCGTAATACTCGAATAAATAGTTTAATAACAGAATTAACAGAAAGCGTCAAGGACATCAAATAATGGAAGCATTACAAAAAGCCGCAAAGATTGCATTTGCTAGCGAATTTACCTTTTATTTAAAGGCACACTTCTTTCATTGGAACGTAGAAGGTATTCACTTCCGTGAACTACATGATTTGTTTGGTACTATCTACGAAGAAGTATATGGTAGTATTGATGACTTTGCAGAAAAGATTCGTAGCATGGGTGCGTATGCTCCGGGCAGTAACAGTCGTTTCAATGCACTAACACGTATCAGTGACGAAGTAGAAGTACTACCCGCAGAACAAATGATTATTGAACTATTACAAGATAGCGACAACATGGTTGTGCTATTAAAGCGTGTTTACGACATTGCTGAATCAGAAGGTGAACATGGCTTCAGCAACTTCTTAGCCGAACGCATGGATGCACATCGTAAACATTCGTGGCAATTAAGAGCAACAGCAAAATGAAAGCAAATGAATTTATAACCGAACAGTGGAGTCAGAAGTACAAAAACAGTATCAACTGTAGCCACCCAAAAGGCTTTAGTCAAAAGGCTCACTGTGCTGGAAAGAAAAAGCACAACGAAAGCACAGAAATGGAAATGGTCTGCGCTGAGTGCGGCATGTGCGAAACACACGGTAATATATCTGAAATTAAACAACGATTAGATCCTAAATGCTGGAAGGGCAAGCACAAAGAAGGTACTAAGATCAAAGGTGGCGTTCGAGTTAATAATTGTGTGCCTAACGAATCAGTAGAAGAAACTGCCGCATGGAAGCGCAAAGCTGGAAAAAGTAAAACTGGTGGCTTAAATAAAAAAGGTGTTGCTAGTTATCGTCGCGAACATCCTGGTAGCAAACTACAAACAGCAGTAACAACTAAACCTAGCAAACTTAAAAAAGGAAGCAAAGCGGCCAAGCGTCGTAAGAGCTTCTGTGCCAGAATGGGCGGTGTAAAAGGCCCAATGAAAAAGCCTAACGGTAAACCAACCCGCAAAGCACTAGCCTTACGCAAATGGAACTGCGAGTCAGTTGAGCAATTACAAAATATGTTAATGATTGCTGAATCTTGGGTACGCAAACATGAGGGCAAGTGATTTCCTAGCGGAAAATACCGACAACGATTTTATCAAATCGTTTTTGCCTGTTGCCCAACGCGAATTACAAATTACCAATTTACCAAAAATTAAAATAGTAGATCGTGTGCCTAACGCTGATGGTACTACCTTTGGCTGTTATAATAAAGAAGCCGATGTCATTTATCTTGTTACCCAAGGACGTCACCCTAAAGATGCACTACGCACACTAGCACACGAGCTTGTACACTATAAACAAAACATCGAAGATCGATTAGATGATAACAGTGGTAGCACCGGCAGTCGAGAAGAAAACGAAGCCAATGCTCGCGCAGGCGTTATCATGCGTAACTACAACGAACAAAATCCCGAGTAATGAAATGTCTACATTTAAGTTTACTGTCAACGGAAAAGAGTATATAATATTAGCAGAATCTAGACATCAATTAAAAAAGTTAATAAACGAATCATGAACGATTATCCGGTATATCCTGAACAAGCCGAAGGCGACGATAGTGATTATAAACGAAATCCTTACAGCCCCGTCTAAAGATCCACGTGCAGAATTGGATGCTATACTTGCACGTTGTTGCGAGATGGTTCTTGATCACCAGGAAAAAGATTCTAATTACTACGGAATGGTTGCCAGCTGTATTATTTGCCCAGACGGTACACATACTTACGGTATTAATCATGAGAAAGACGGGCTACGTGTACACGCTGAACGTGATGCTTTAGATCGATGCCCTGATCCTGGTCCGGATTGTATTGTAGTTACTACTCTTAGTCCTTGTAATACCAGCCGATCGCCTAATCACAAAGAACGCTACGGCGAAGATTGTCAGGCCCTATTAGATCAGTATGGTATTACTCATGTCTACTGCGGATACAAAAATCCTCAAGAGGAATCAGATCCCAGTATAGAAACTCAAAATCCAAAAATTCAAGAACTGTGTAAACAGTTTGCAGATACATTTTTAAAAGAAAACTTTGCCGATGGTAAAGTCAAAGGCCGCAGCCGTCCGGGTCGTGTAAAACGTGCTGGTGCTAGTTGTAACGGTTCAGTTACGGACTTACGTCGCAAGGCCAAGAATGCTTCTGGCGAACGTGCCAAAATGTATCACTGGTGTGCTAATATGAAATCGGGTAAGAAGAAATGAAAAAACTCTTTATAGTACCGTTATTATTACTAACTGGGTGTGTAGTACATGATCCATACTACTATAATCAACCACGTCCAGTTTATGTGCAACCGGCACCTGTATATATACCTCCGCCGCCCCCACGCTGTCGTTGGGTAACACAATACGATCCGTATCATAAGAGATATAACAACGTTCGTGTGTGTAGATAAGAGTGTGCGGTAATAGTTAATGAAGCTCGCCTGCCAATTCGTTGTTGCCCAGATGGAAAAATACAGAAAACCATCAGGTCCTTCTTCTCTATTAGTCTGTATTGCAACCGCACTAACTATTTATAAATGAATACACTACCTTAGGACGTTATGCGTTACTAGTGTATGCCCGGCTGCTGGGCTAGATATTATGGGAGTCGTGCCCCGGAATGGTATCTTGAAGTGAGCATTTTTATTTGACTTTTCAAAACAAACACTATATACTATATCAATTACAACAGGAGATTCAAATGTCAGGTCCACGTATGTTTAGCAATGAACAAAAAGCCAAGCTCACACAAATTATGAACGAAGGCATTGCAGTACTTCAAGAAATCGAAGACTTAAATGCTGGACTTAGCGATACCATTAAGGCCATTGCTGAAGAAATGGAAATCAAACCAGCTATCTTAAAGAAAGCTATTAAGATTGCACAAAAATCCAAACTTGGCGAAACCAATGCCGATCATGAAGATCTTAACACAATTCTTGAAACAGTTGGTAAAACACTTTGAAGCAAACATTATCTAATTGGCTCGCGTCAACTAGAGCCTATATGCGTAAGGACTACGAAGAGTGGCCTTTACGCTTTTGTTTAGAAATATTTGCCTGGGCAGGTAGTGTAGGTTGTGCTCTGGGCATGACCATTTACTTGCCAACGCCGCCCTTGCTGCCACTGTACGCTGTATGGGTAAGTAGCACGTTAGTTTATACATGGGCCGCTTGGACTCGTGGATCATTTGGCATGCTAGGCAACTACGGTCTACTACTTTGTATTGACTGTGTGGGCTTAACTAAACTTGTATTAGAAGCTGTAAAGTAGTATAATAAGACTCGCTGACTTAATCAGCATGTAGAGTGAGTGTAAGCTCAAAATTACACATTTGGAGAGTTATGAGTTATATTGACGCATTGTTTGATCGCGACAAAGATCGCATTCATGTAGTAGAACGTGTTAATGGTGAGCGTGTATATCGCGAATACCCGGCCAACTATGTATTCTACTACGATGATCCTAGAGGTAAATTCCGCACTATCTACGACACACCCGTGTCACGTTTTGCTACTAAAAACGGCAAAGAATTTCACAAAGAACAACGAGTTAATTCCGGCAAGCGACTATGGGAAAGTGATATCAATCCCATCTTCCGTTGCCTAGAAGATAATTACCTAGGTGCTAATTCTCCCAAACTACAAACAGCCTTTTTCGATATTGAGGTGGACTTTGATCCACTTAGAGGCTTTAGTAAACCCGAAGATCCATTTAATCCTATTACTGCTATTTCAGTTTACTTAGACTGGATGGATAAACTTGTCACTATGGTGGTTCCGCCCAAGAGTTATAGTTGGGACACCGCACAAGAAATCTGCAACCAATACGATAACTGTTTCTTGTTTGAACGAGAAGAGGATATGCTTAACACATTCCTTGACTTAATTGATGATGCAGATATCATATCAGGTTGGAACTCGGAAGGTTTCGATATTCCTTATGTGACCATGCGTGTACATCGTGTGTTAAGCAAAGACGACACACGTAGACTGTGCTTGTGGGGTCAATTTCCCAAGCAACGTACATTTGAACGCTTTGGCGCAGAGAATCTAACATTTGACTTAATCGGTCGTGTGCATATGGACTATATGCAACTGTA